GACGTGTCAATTCCGATTCCTAAATAACCAAGTGCGCGTCCAAGTGCGGACGTAAAACCGTTTTCGACAAATGACGTTTTATTTATGTAAGATGAATCGCGATATTCTTGCGAATGCGCCGACGCTTTTTCAGCGCCGTTGTCATCAACAATAGTGACTTTGAAAATTCCTTCCTTCTCGTCTATTGAAACAACTGATTCAACAATTGACCAACCTTTGAATTGTGGTTGATTATTGAAGTGAATCAATCGTTCATTGACTGGAATGTATTCCTTTCCCTTGATGTTGATTTTCTTCATTGTTCAAAAAAATTAGACGGTCAAATCCCGCATTGACCAATTTGTTCATTTCATTAATCGTAATCGAACCGGGATTTTCGACACGACTTTTAAGCGTTGGCATTGTACAATCAAGGATTTTGCACACGTCAAAACGTTTTATTTTTAAGCGTTGCAATTCTTGTTTAAAATGCCATTCAAATATTCCATTCATACTTTCAAAATTTTGAATGATAGTGTTTAATTTTTGAAATGTCAATTCTTGACTTTCATGCCAAAAATCGAATTGCGTTTTTGCAGTTCGAAAAGTTGACAACACTTCGGCGATTTCGTTTCGCGAAAGTGTGATTGTGATTTCATTTTTGTTCATAATCATTGCGAATTTACAAAATAAATTTTAAAATAAAAAAATATGTTTCAATAAAAAACCGCCCGAAGGCGGTTGATTTTTAAGATGTTTTTTCCCGAATCAATTCGAGAATTTCCCGTGCATTTGAATAAGCGTTCCAAGAATAATAAGTTTCCGTTGAATCTAAACGCATATTAATTTCAGGAATCCAAAGGTCATAACCATTATAAGTTCGCGAACCGCCGCTTGTGTAATAACGATAGCCGGAAGGTTTTGACCATTTTTGGGTTGAAGTTTCATGACAAATGTTGTCAATCCCAAGTTCGTCCAAAAGGCGCGCAACCATTTTCAATGAAGGCATTCTTGTTCCTCTTGTATCGGTTGCCTTCAATTCCAATCTTTCAAGTGTTTTGTAATTTTTTAAATTTTTAAGATTTTTCATTGTTTTAATTTTATAGTACAAATATAAAAGAATTTTTTTAATTACAAAAGTTTTTTTAAAAAAAAATAAAAAAACCCCCGCATTCAAAAGAAATTGGGGGTCAGCAAACAAGGGAAGGGACGTTTGTGTCTTATTCAAATGTTTGATTGAAAGTTGAAGAAACGTCGTCATCTTGATTTGGAACGTGCATGACAACTGAAACGGTGTTTGCTTTGACGTTGTATTCCATTGAATCAATCATACATGAAACGGGTTCGTGTGTTGCATATTCATTTGAAACCGGGACATTGACAAATGATTGTTCAGTAATTGCAAAAACGTCACCAACATTTGATTGATAATCGTCGTCAATCACAATATAGTTTGGCGAACCCGTGACAACTTGTGTGACTTGAATTTCTGTTGTGATTGGACTTGACGGATTTCCGCCAGTAACATAATCGCCGACACTAATGTCAGCAACTGAATCATTTGTGTATATTCGATTTTCTTCTTGTCCGCCGTTTACATATTGAATAAAAACTTTTGTAAAGTCAACCCAAATTTTATTCCTTGGCGAAATTGGCGTTTTTATATTATTGTAAAACGTTCCTTCATACCTTGATAAAAAAGTTCTAAAGTCGTTAATTTTTTGTTGTGTTGTAAGTTCTTCAAATGACAACAATGTCCCACTTCTTGCGCGTTGTGCTGACGTCAAACCTTGAATGTCATTGTATTTGTTTTCTAATTTTCTTGAATTGATTGTCAATTCCCTTGATGAAATTTCATTTTTAAAAAAGTCTTCATCTTTTTCAAACCTAATGTCATCAAAATACAAATGCGTCATGTTTGTTCCGCTATGTTTGTAAGGTAAATAAAAAATCAATTTAGTGACGCAATTTATTCTTCTTTGTGTTTCTGTTGTTGTGACATTAAAACTTTGCCAAGAATTTGCGGTGTCAACTTCAAATTGATTATTTGGCGCAGTTGAAACCCATTCTTCATTTTCGGTGTCCCAAAATTCAGACACTTGCGAAAGTGTTCCAAAATTGTATATTCTTTCGATATTGTAATTAATAGCAAAAGGAACTGACGAACCGGTTCCAAGTGTTCCGTTTAGATAGTAGTTAAAACTGTAATTGACCGAACTATCTTTTGAAAACGTCAAGGTGTCACCAGGGTCATTTGACGCCCCCAAAAACATTTGTGTAAATGTTGAAGAACTATTTGTTGATTGATTTGTTCTTATTGAATGCGTTCCTTTTAAAGCGTAGCCAAATTCACCGATTTCGGCGCGACTGGAAGTGATTGTCCAATTGTTTGTTGGTAATTCAAAAAACGGGTCGTTGTTTTGTATTTTTCCAAAATCATTTCTTGACAATAAATTTGCAGTTGTTTCAATAATTTTTGTCGGCGGTATGTATTCAACAATTAAATCATTGTTTATTGGTGTCAAATCGGTTTTTGTTTTAATTAAAACATTTGTTCCTGAAGAATTAAAAACAAAGCTTCCATTGTTTAAATAAACCGCAAATTCAGGATTTTCAGAACCTTCAGTTTGCAACATTTTTGTTTCCGCATTTCTGATGTTTGACGAAATTGTACCGTCAACTTGGTCATCAAAAAAATCATGGTCAAGATATTCCGAATTGTTTATGACATACCAATTGCCATGTGATTGAAAAATTCTTGCGTTTATTTTTTTGCATACATTTTCAATAAATGTTTTACAATCAACAACCTTCAAATCATTTGTGTATTTTGAAAAAGTATTTCCGCCCGAATTATCAAATACATTTGTTCTGAATCCCGTACTTATATAAACATTCAATTCAAGGTTTGTTTTTGCAATTGCATCAACAATAAAATTTAAAATCAAATCCCTATTAATCACGCCGGTTGCCAATTGAAAACCGTCGGTGTTTCTAATTTCCATGAATTGCGTTGACAAAAGTCCAATCCCGTCATGCGCTTGTATGCTAATTTCAAAAGGTGTTGATTGAAGTGATTGTTTGTATGAATCCGTCACAATGAACCCCGCCCAGTATAATCGATAAACATCGGCGTCGTCTTTGTAGTAAATTTTGACCTTAAATTCTTCTTCATTAAATGCGTAAAAATTATCATATTGAACCGTGTCGGTGACAAATAAATTTAACGTACAAGTCGAACCAATGATTGGCGAATAAAAGTCGTCGTCGCCTTCCCACTTAATAGAAACCGGGTCGGCGGTTCCAATTAATGGCAACACCGTTCCTGAATAGCCGTCTTTTTCAATTTCAATTTTTTTTGCGTTTCCCAAAACATCGGAAAATTCAAGTCGATATTTAACCCCGTAAGCCATTTTTTTATTTTATACGTCCACGATTTGTTTCGGCGCGTTGTAATGCAACAACAAGGTCTTGACCACGCAATTGGAATGAACCGCCAACGTCAACTTGTTGCGCGCCCCTTGGTTCAATCATTGATTTTAATCGGTCAAGCGGTGCAACAACTTCAGGATTTTGACGTGCGCCCGCATATTCCCCGAACATTCCAAGTGTTGGTGTTGATACAATACCACCGTTTGCAAACTTTGGAACCTTTTTAAATGCACCCGAAATCGCGGCGGTTGCCCCAGCAATAAGCGCTGGAAGTACGAACGCGGCAAATGGTCCGGCGGCGGCGGCGGATTGTGCGGCACCCTGAACCGCAAACCCCATTGATTGCGCTAATGACACCGCAATAAATTGCATCGCATTTGTAATAAAAGACGAAAGAAATGAACCAAACGCCCCGTCAGCAAGTCCAAGGGATTCGACAATTGATTGTCCCATTGCGCCAAATGCGTCCGAAATACCTTGTCCCATTTGTTCCGAAATAGATTTCATTTGATTCATCTTGTTGACTGTTGCATCAATCCCAGCATGTAATTCTTCAAAATCTACGTCGTCAATAAATTCAACCGCATTCGGGTCAAACGCTTCGGCTTCAGGCGTTCCAAATACACTTGAAAATGTTGGGTCAGCTTCACCGCCCGTTGCAGTCGTTGCGCCCGTTGCAGTTGCGCCAGCCCCGCCAACTGTAAAGATTCCGGCGACTTTGCTTTTAATTGAAGAAACAACATTGTCAAGTCCTTGTTGCAATCCTTCTTCAGTCACGTTCGCAATCTTTTGCGGACGCATAGATTTTTCAAATGCTTCGGTAAAGTTTTCCGCCCCTGAAGTTCCAATGTCGGCAAACACGTCTTTGACATTTTCCGCCGTGTCGGTAACACCGTCAATGAGAACATCACTAATTCCCGCAAGTCCTTCTTTTATCATGGTTGGACTTAATGAAAAAGCACCTTGCACAATTTTTCCAACATTTGAAAAAAGTCCCTTGATAAAATTCGCGGCAATTTTGAATTGATTGATTAAGCCATTGACAAGCGCGACACCGGCGTCAAATATTGTTTTAAATAACGCAACAAACCCTTCAATGATTAAACGAAACGCCAATGATTCATTGTAAAGGTCAATAAAATAGTTTGCAACGTCAACAAGCGTCTTTTTTACAACGCCCCAGTTTTGAACAACAATTGTTGCAACCGCCGCAAGTGCGGCAACAACAAGTCCGGCGGGCGTTAGTATCGCACCAAGTGCCGTTGCTAATGCACCCGCAACACTTAAAATTGCCGGAAGTGCCGCGGCAATTGCAGTCAGTCCCAAAACCAAACTTTGGGTTTGTGGATTCAAGTTCATAAAAGATTGAACCAATCCTTGAATAAAACTTGTGAATTTTTGAATGTGTGGCAATACCGCTGACAATAAGGTTCCGCCAACTTCTGTCAATGAATTACGAACACCGGTCAATGCTTTTTGCAATTGAAACGATGCGGATTGTGAAGTTGCGTCAAATGCGGTTGCCGTCGCGCCTTGAACCTTGTTCATTTCCGCAAAGATTTCACGGGTTGAATCTACGCCCGCACCTAATAAATCCATGACCCCGGACAATGCACGAACGTTTCCAAATACCTTTGCGGCGGCTTCGTCATTGCCTTCAAAGTTTGTTTTTAAAATTTCAAGGGTTGCCAATAAACCGTCTTCACGAATTGTTTTACGAAGGTCAGCCGACGACAATCCCATTCCGGAAAGTGCATCTTCAGCTTCTTTTGTTGGTTTCAATAAACCATTAAGGATTCCACGCAATTGTGTTGATGCAACCGCGGCGTTCGTACCCGTTCGGGACATTGCCGCAAATGCCGCACCCACTTCGTTGAATGAAACACCCATGTTTGACGCGATTGGCAAAACTGAACCCATTGCGCCAGCAAGTTCAGATGATTCAAGTTTACCTTCACGAACGGCGGCAACCAAAACGTCAGTTGCGTCCGATGCCCCCAAGGTGTCCGCGCCGTAAGCATTCATTGCGGACGTTGCAAGGTCGGCAACAGTTGCGGTGTCACCAAGTCCAACCGCGGCGGCTTTCAAAGATGCGTTCAAAACGTTCATTGCTTGTTCACCTTTCAAACCGGCGGACGTAATAAAAAACAATGCGTCAGCGGCTTCCGATGCTGAACGTCCCGTGTCGGTTGCCATTTGTTTGGCGGTTTCACCCATTTTGGCAACTTCATCACCCGCGATTCCAACAAGGGATTCAATCTTTGTCATTGACTTGTCAAAGTCAACCGCAAGTTTTACCGATGCACCAGCAACCAATGTCAACGGCATTGTCAAGTTTCTTGAAATTTTTGAACCTATTGCTTGCGCCTTTGAACCAAAGTTTTTCAAACGTGCGCTTGTCTTATTAAGTGCCGAATTCAGTTGCGACGCGTCGCCCGTCAAGACGACTTTCAATGTGTTTGACATGGATAAGTTTTCCACAAAAATACGAAATTTATTGCGGTGTTTTTTTGTAGGAATTCACGTCGTTTTTATACTAAAAAACGTGTTTTTTTAAAAAAGGGTAAAATCCATTTTAAAGCGGTTTTCGTGCGTTTTAAGCGCATTTGACCCTTTTGGCATATATATATATAAAAAAAAATAGTTCGTGAAATAGGCGCAATTTTCCTTCGTAGGAATTTAAAGGTTTTTTTGATTTTAAAAATGTTTTTTTAATTTAACATAAAACAAAAAAAGGGTCATTTTTTTGACTGGTTTTTTTGCTTCATTTGTTCAACACGTTTCAAAAATTCCATTGCTTGTTTTGGTTCTGACTTTGGTTTTCCACGTTCCAAATAAACGTCTTGTGGCAATGGGAAAAGTTTGTCGGGCGTTATCATTTGCGCACGCTTTGAACAATTAATGTTGAACAACATTGTTGCAACATAGCGCGTTCGTTCCCATTCCAAATTTTGTTTGATTGTATGCGCTTCGCCAAGCAATTGATTTTCCGCCCAAGTGTATGACCAAAAATCTTTTGGTTGAACCCCGACTTGCCCGATGTAGTAGTCAAGCAAATGATTCCAAGTAAGTCGGGTATTTACTTTCCCGACGCTTTTGTGGATTTTGTGACGTTGCGTTTTATGCCCGCGTTCAAGTCGTTACCAAGAATTTTTGATTCGGTCATTGCTTCAACAATGCTTTCAAGTTCATTTGCGTCAAGGTCTTCAAGCCAAGCGCCAACCGTAAAAATTGTGAAGTCAATTTCGTTTCCTTGTTCTTGTTCATTCGCCAACAATGCGGAATAAACAAGGGCGCGAATCGCAGTTATTGAAACGCCCCCTTGGAAAACATTACCAATTTGGTCAATAGGCAAATTCAATTCGTCGGTGAAGTTTGCCCAAAAATTCATGCTAAAATGCAACGTGCGGTTTTTCCCACCAAGTTTCACGGTGTAAAACCCCCTTTTTCTGTTTGCCATTATAATCCCCTTTTACGTTATTTTAGTTTGTGTCCTTTGTAATCGCACCGGTCAATGTAATTGAACCCGTATATGAAACGGGACTTTCCATTTCCGCGCTGATTTCAACGCTTGATAAAAATCCGTCAGCTTGATAAATTGCGTCGCCAGTTTCTTCAGTTCCAAAAGAAACGTCAAGTTTGGTTCGTGCAAGTAAAAAGTCAGCCAGGTCAATTGCGTTCTTTGGTGTTGGTGAACCACTTTCATCGTAAACAACCAAACCGTCAAAAGAAATTTCCCCGGAAATAACACCCGCAATGTGTTCAGCGAATCCGCCTGAATCTTTGGTTGTAGCTTCGGGCAAATCATTTGAAAGTGAAATTGAACACGAAGTCGTGTGACCAACTTTCGCAAGTGTACCGCCGTTTGTGTCAAGTTTTACAATTAGGTCAGTGCCATTGAAAATTCCTGAAGTCGCCATAGTTTTAAAATTTTATACAAATATACGTATTTTAAAATTGTCAAACATTGTTCCAATTTATGTCAACTTGATTCCAAATGTCGTTTGCAAAGTTCCAAATTTCACCGTCAGTTTCATCGATAATTGAATAAAGTCCGGTCACGGTGATTTCAAGGTCAAACGACGTCACGGCTTCCATTTCCGCAACTTCTTCAACACTTGTGACAAATCCTTCGCCTTGAAAAACAAGTCCTTGTGCGCCCGTAGCTTGCGACAAAAAGAATTCAGCGCGGGTGCGCGTCAATACCATGTCCGCAAGTTCTTCAAAGTTTACGGCGTCGTCATAATTAGTGAAACCCGTTGCAGTAAGTTGACCCGAACGAACGCCGGGCAATAATTCTTGAAACCCAAGTGAATCTTTGTTTGTGCTTTCAACAAGGTCAACGTCCAACGTCAAGGCAACACCCGTTGTGTGACCAACCGCGATGTCGCCTTTATACAACAAAAAAGTTGTTCCGTTGATTGGATTCATACTACAACAATTCCTTTAAAGCAGTCACAAACGCTTGTTTGCCGAATTCAAGTTGTTCCAAGTTAAACTTTGAATTTACAATTTTGCGGTCTAAATCCGCAATGTGATTGACGTGTGCTTTTTGTTCATCTGTCAAGTCTTCAAAAAAATATTCTTGGTCGTCAATCATTATAGGGGTCTTTTCTTTTTTTCCCATGATATAAAAATTTAAAAATTAATAATTAAGATAATTGCAAATTGACGTGTGTCGGGTTTGCAATAAGTTCAAGTTGCGAATCAAGTCCCGCTTTTAATGAATCAACATCAAGGTTTGCTTCAAGCCAACCTTCAACGTCAGATTGTGCTAAAGAATCAAATTCAATGAATGATTCAGCTTCAGGCGCTTCAAGTCCAATTGACCCATAAACGTCCGCAACATTTTCATTTGCGTCGGTTGCTTGCAATCGCCAATGAACAGTTTCAATGACGTTTTGCATGCCGTCGCTTTCGATTTTTGCTTCGAGGTCACCAATGACCCAGGAATAAGTATTTGCCATTTTTTATGAATTTATTTGTGATTTTAAAGTTTGTATTTCTGTCTTCAATTCGTTTATCATTTCTTGTTGTTCTTGTATTGCTTTCAATAAATATGTTGGTAAATCACCGTAGGAAACCCCGTCAATTTGCGGTTCGTCAAAACCTTCAATTTGTCTTTTGAAAACAAGTTCAGGTAAAACGTCAACAACTTCTTCAGCAATTAAACCAGTTGCATCTTCATTTGTACCTTTGACTTTAAATTTTACAGTTCTAAGGTTCATCAACTTGTCAATCTGACTGCCAAGGTTTTCGACTTCTTCTTTGTACCTCAATGATGAACTTTGATAATACAATTCTTTTGTTGAAATATTAAATCTAATTTGAGGATTTGAAACCGATGTACTTGCAAGCAAATCATAAACAAAAAGTCCGCCGTCTGCGGCAATGCGCATTCGTTCGCTTGCGCCGCCACCAGCTATAAATTGAATTTCACCGTCATCTGTTCCTGACCTTAATGTTAAAAGGTTTGTTGTTACGTTTCTGTATAAAGTATTTTGTCTTGCCCCGGTTGAACTTTGTGTTCTTAATCCTCCAATCGCATCTGTGCCGCTTGTTTCAACATAAATCCAATTTTCATTTGGTTGAAATGTGTGTAATTTAACCGCCGGCGAAGTTGTTCCAATCCCGACATTGCCAGTCCCGTCGTCAATTCGTATTCTTTCAGTTCCTGAATCCGTGAAAATCAAATCACCGTCAGCATTCACACCAAGTCCCCATTGTTCAGCGCCCGACGCTTCTTGAATTACTATTGCGGTGTTGTTTGTATTTGTTTTTACCGCAATGTTACCGTCGGCAATGTTGTCGCTTGAATCACAATCACCAACTTCAAGTGTTGTGTTTGGCGAAGTCGTGCCGATTCCAACGTTGCCAGAGTTATCTTGAATAACTACATCCCCTCCCGTGTTATCTCTAATTGTATTAGCGTAAACAATGCCGTCAGTTTGAATGTTGCCGCCTAAAACTGTTAATTTATGCCCTGGCGAAGTTGTACCAATGCCGACTTTGCCGTCGTTGTTTATTCTCATTCTTTCGGTACCGCCTGAATGTCCGCTTGTTGCAAATTTAATTAGATTATCAGATGCAATTTTTAGTTGCCCATTATTTGCAACAGTTAACTTTGCCGCGCCAGGTTGTAATGATGCGGTTCTTTCTATTAAGATAGAGGTATTGCCAGTTGTTTCAAACTTTGCTACATCAACAGAACCGGTTGTGGCAACATGAAGTTTTTTACTTGGCGAAGTCGTTCCGATTCCAACATTGCCACTTGAATCAATTCGCATTCTTTCGCTTGTGCTTCCCGCAAAAAATCTGATATTTGTGCTTGCATTTGTTCTTGAAGCAATTAATAAGTCACCATTGCCACCCCCCGCACCTGAAGTTGCCGATGCAATATATCCTTTGACTTGCGCAGTAGGGATTGCGCTGACGCTTGATATTTC